GCCGACGCCTACCAAAGGTTTAGAGGCGACCACGAGGAGATGAACGGCATTCGCCAGTTCCAGCAGATGGCGAAGGAGCACGGCACGACGCTGCAGCGCGCGCTCTCCAACTACACGACCATGGAGAAAAAACTAGTCAGCGATCCGCACGCCGCCTTCGAGATGATCGTATCGAACCTCAACTTGCGCACGCCCGAAGGACAGAAACTTACCTATCGCGATCTCGCTTACGACTATCTCCAGCAATCGCCTGAGCAGCACAAACTGATACAGGCGCAGAACGCGCAGTCGGCACAAGGCTACCAGCTGGGCGCCCTGCACCAGAAAGTGGACGCCATTGCCAATGGCTTTCAGCAGATGCAGTATGCGCAGGCTCATTCGTATACGCGGTCGGCCGTCGACCAGTTTGCCGACAGTCACCCACGCTTCGATGAGCTAGGCCCCGCGATCGAGCGCGAGATACAATTCGGGTTCGATCTCGACACGGCTTATCAGCGGGCGGAACGTCTATACCCCGCCACCCACGCGGCTCAGACCCGCCAGACGACCCCATCGGCTCAGACCCGATCAGACCGCTCGATTTCCGGCGCACCCACTTCCAGTCCCTCAGACGGACGGCGCGGAAACGGCAAACCGATCAGCTCACGCGAAGCAGCGGCTAACGCAGTGCGTGCCGTGCTTGGCTAACCGAAGGGGAGGGCCTTATGGCCGACATCAACACCGTTGCTGCCTATCAGCAGATTCTCTCGATGTCGCTTGAACAGCGATCGACGCAATACCAAGACCTCGTATCTAACAACAACGCACTCTTTGCCGTCCTCAAGCGCAAGGGCTTGTGGCAGACCTATTCCGGCCCGCGCATCAGGCAAACGCTGCAAATCGCCAAGCAAGTTGCGCAATGGTACTCAGGCTACGATCAGCTGCTCAACCCCGCGCTCGATCTGTTCAACGACGCCGTCTACGATCCTAAACAGGTGGTTGTGCCTGTGATTCTGAGCATGCAGGAGATTCTTAACAATTCCGGCACAAATCAGCTCATCGACGTTTACGACAACTACATCACGGCCGCCGAGAAGACACTGACCGACACCATGGATGCCGGACTCTACAGCGACGGCACCGCTAACGGCGGCAAGCAGATCACCGGCTTGGGCGCCGCGGTTCCGATCATCACCAACACCGGCACCTACGGCGGCATCGCACGCACCAACGTGATCTGGCAGACCAAGACTTATGACGCCAATAGCATGGCGACGGCGATCGGCACGCAAGTGTCGGCGACGACGATCCGCCCAATGCTCAACTTCGTGATGACGAAACAATCGCGCGGAAAAGATTACGCCGATCTTCTCATCATGAGCCCCGAGCATTACGCGGCCTACGACGCGGCGACCGTCGCAATCCAAAGGCAGACCAACGAGACATCTCTCGGCGCGCTTGGCTTCTCCGCTCTTGAATATATCGGCGGCGGCAAGCGAGCTGAGATCGTGCTCGATGGCGGCATCGGATCGAACATGCCGGCAAACACGACGTTCGGCATCGACACCGACTCGTTCCGCGTTCGCTATCACCCCGAGAGGAATTTCTCGAAGATCTTCGATGGGGAAGGAATGATGCCCATCGATAAGGATGCCATCGCTCAGTTTGTCGGGTGGATGGGTGAAGTGACCATGACAAATCCGCTCTTCAATTGGCGCATGTACGACTCTAATCCGGCTGCGTAGCGAGGACGACTCTAACCCGGCGTTTTTGGATTGGCCTCTATTGCCGCCGGGTCAGCGGGACCGTCGCCCTCACGTTCGCCCGAGCGTGAGGGTGGCGGCTCTTTTCAAATCAGGAGAACACGATGCCTGCTAATCCAGATGATTCTCTCGTTCCGACTTTCCGGCACCAAGCCGTACCAAATCCAATCAAGTCGGCGGCCGAGGGTCGTCCGATCTTCGACGATCTGGAAGTCTGCGAGATTCGCTTCCCAGGCAGTGACGCCTGCTACGTCTTCCCGGCAACGACAATGTCTTCGGGCTGGATCACCGACCCCATTACTGGCGAGCAGACGCAGATCAGCTACGCCGAGAGGTTCCGCAAGCAGTACCAGCAGTTCAAGGAGAAGGCGCAGCAAACAAAGTCAGGCACGCCACTCGATTATGCTCCGTTCCTGACCGAAGCGCGCCGCGCCGAATTGAAGGCGCTCAATATCTACACTGTCGAGGCGCTTGCCGAGGTCGACGGACAGCCGTTGAAGAATCTCGGCATGCACGGCCGCGAGCTGAAGAACCAAGCGATCGAGCACATTGCCGAAACCAAGCAGGGTGCGCCGAGCCTGGAGCTGATGGCGCAGCTCGAGCAGCTGAAGGCCCGCAATGCCGTGCTGGAAGAGGACGCCAAGCTTCTCACCAAGCGGCAGGCAATGGAGAGCGAGTTCGAGAATATGTCGATCGATCAGCTGCGTGAGTTCATCACCGCCAATACCGGCCACACGCCGCAAGGCACGATCAATCGCAAGACCCTCGTTCGCATGGCAATGGACGCGCGGCCAGACAAGGCGGCCTAAATGACGCTGCTCGCGGTGGTGCAGAAGGTATGTCCGGTTGTCGGCGTCATGGTGCCGCAAGCGGTCTTCCCCGGCATTAGCTCCAACCGCACCATGCAGGAGATGGTCACGCTCGCCAACGAGGTGGCGCAGACCATTGCCTATGATCACCGTGAGTGGACGACGCTGAAGACAAAGGCGACGTTCACGGGCGACGGCGTCAGCGAAGCTTTCAACTTGCCTGCCAACTACAAGCGCATGCTCCTAAAGAGCAACGTGTGGCGATCGAGGCAGACGATGGCGCCGATGCGCTTTATTCCCGATCTCGACGAATGGATGCAGCGTCGCGCCATGGGCCACGTCGACCTTTACAGCGAGTGGACGATCTACGGCGGTCAGATGCATATCCAGCCGATCCTGCCGGCAGCCGAGACGGCGACGTTCAACTACCTCGACAAGAACTGCATCGCTTTGGCGAGCGGCGGCTACGGCGACGAGTTCATGTCCGACCTCGACACCTTCCGGCTCGACGAGCGCGTGCTCAAGCTTGGCATGATTTGGAGGTGGAAGAGTCAGAAGGGGACTGCCTACGCCGAGGACATGGGCACCTACGGCGATGCTCTCAACACCGTCGCGGGCTTCGATCAGCCGTCACCGATCCTGATTGGACGCAGGCCGGCAATGCGCAACGCTACCGACGCCTATCCATGGCCGGTGCCGACATGAGCGTGCATCAAGGGTTCCGCCGGCAACCCGTGCCGCAGCAAGTCGCGCTGCAAGCGCAGGCGATCACGATTCCGGCGCCGACCCGTGGCATTATCGAGTCTGAGAACCTCGCCTTCATGCAGCCGGGGGCTGCGATCATTTGCGACAACTGGGCGCCGACCATGCGCGGCGTGAAGCTGCGCGGTGGTTTCGAGCATTGGTGCGTGCTGCCGGAAACGGTGCCGGTGGTTTCGGCTTTCGAGTACGCCAGCGGCAACGTGCAGCGCATGTATGCCGGCACCGCGACCAACCTCTACGACGTGTCCTCGCCCGCACCAACGCTGGTCAAGAGCGGGCAAACGTCCGGCAACTACTGCGCGGCGCAGCTTTCGAATATGGGCGGCGACTACATGATTGTGGTCAACGACGCCGGGAATTTCCCATTACGCTTCGACGGCACTACCTGGGAAACGCTCGATCCGACCTACACGCCGCCTGTCGACAAGCCGCCGAAGATCACCGGCCCGGTAGTCGATCCGCCAGTATCGGTTCAGCAGGGAGCTAATCTTACTTACGTGTGGAAGTATCGCGGTCGCCTGTTTTTTGTCGAAGGCGGCAGCATGAATGCTTGGTACCTCGACATCAATGCGGTCGGCGGTGTCTTGCAATTGATCCCATTGTCGGGGGCGGCGACCAAGGGCGGCAAGCTTTTGTTCGGTGCGACATGGTCGGTCGACGCCGGGGACGGTATCGACGACAAGTGCGTGTTTTGCACGGATCTGGGCGAGCTGTTGATTTTCACCGGCAGTAATCCCGCCGACTCTGCCAACTGGCGCCAAGAGGGGCGCTACGCCATCGCGGCTCCGCTAGGCATCAACGCCCACGTTCCTTTGGGCGGCGATCTCTTAATCGCGACGGTCGACGGCATCGTGCCGATTAGCGCCGCCATCACCAAGGACACCGAGCAGCTCGACCTCGCTGCCGTCACCTTGAACATCAAGACCATGTGGCGCGAGGAAGTGGCGGCCAAGCGCATTCTCCCCTGGACGATGAAGCCTTGGCACGAATACGGCGCCATGTTCGTCACTTGGCCGGGAGGAACACCCGGCAACAGATACTGCGCGATCGTCAACATCGCGACCGGAGCGTGGGCGCGCTTTGTTGGCTACGACGCTACTTGCTTCATTCGCATGCGTGCCGATCTGTTTTTTGGCACGCAAGACGGCGTTATTATGCAAGCGGACAGAACCGGCTATGACGACGGCCAGCCGTATGTCGCAACGCTGGTAGGCGGCTGGGGGTGTCTCGGTCAGCGCCTGCAAATGACGACGTGGCATCAGGCCCGCGCCTCGTTCGCGTCCGGTACGCGAGAGCCGTTCCAGCCGCAGCTTTCAGCTTGCACAGACTATGTCGTGACGTTGCCGACGCCGCCATTGGTAGGGCAAGACCCTGGCCTTGCCGATGTGTGGGATCAGGGCCTGTGGGGGCCTAATATCACGCCGTGGGCATTACAGTGGAAAAACGGTCTTGCCTACAGTGTCGGTACCCTGGTCTACGACGTTAACGGCATGACGTGCTGGTCGGCTGCCGTTGCTCATACCAGTGCGGCCACGGGGACATTCGCGGCTGATCGAGCCGCCCACCCAACCTACTGGACGGCGACGGCAACGCCCGTTCCGCCGCCACCGACCCCGTCCGAGCGCGCAGACTATGCGCAATGGGATCAGGCAGCGCCAGGGCGGCCCGCCGTGCGCAACACCATGTGGGTCAGCATCGGGTTTACCGGCTACACGCACGCGCCGATCGTACAGGTATCGGTCGGGCAAGTTGCCAAGCCGCAAGTCGAATTGATTGCCATCGACGCTATCCACACCCCGATGGGTACCAACGTCTAGGAGAGCAACATGGCCGCCGCCCCTGGATACGTCGATCCCGCGACTGCAGTCGTTGTTGCCGCCACCCCTCCTGCCGACCCGGCTTACGGCCCTCCTGCCGACTATGGCGGCAGCAACAACGATCCGGCCTATACGTCAGGACATGGGGGCCTATTTGCGCCCGCCTACATCCACGGCTATGGCGCCAGTGAACGCGCCGTCAACGCCTGGAACGCGGCCAAGGGCGGGCTGACGCGCGACATGATCGACAGCTTGCGCATGCCGGCGGAATGGACGCCGCCTTCCGGCAAAGCTCCCGGTGACGGCGTCTACGGCGGTTCCAACATTCCGCTTACACTGAAGCTGGGCCAGGATGGCGGTCTGGTCGACCCGGCCGCACTACGAGCACTCTCGCACGGTACTGCCTACGACGTGGGAGCGCGGCGCGATGCCATCGCCGCCCGCATGCTCGCCAATCAGCAAGCGCAAGATGCCTATGGCGGACCAACGCCCATGGGCCGGGGCGAACTCGCGCAGACCTTGACGTATGACCCCGCCACCGGGGGCTACATCGACCCCAACGACCCTAACAAGGTCAAGCCGTTTCATAGCGAGGACTTTGGTTGATGCTGTCTTACGTCTACGGACACGATGAGACAGTGGCGCGCTTCGTCGCGCAGATGATTCCGCGCTGCCGCGAGCGTGGCTTCGGCAACTGCAAGGCCATCGGCGTGCTCGACGGCGAGCAACTAATTGCAGGACTCGTCTACCATAATTGGGAGCCCGAGGCTGGCATCATCGAAATGAGCGGAGCGGCTCTTCCCGGCAAGCAGTGGCTGACGCGCGGCACGA